TGCTGAAGTTCCGAGTAATCCCATGTTGGTTACTACTCCTGATATTCCGAGTAATCCCATAGCTGTTACGTTGGCACTTGTAGCCAATAAATTCATATCGGTTACAATGTCGGATGTAGCTAATACATTTAAGTCTGAAACAAAATCGGAAGAAGCCAATGTATTCATGTCAGCAACCACATCGGTAGTTGCTAAAATTGCCATATCTGCAACAATGGCAGATGTTCCTAAAATTCCCATATCAGTGATTACACTTGCTACTCCAAGTAATGCAATTTCATCAACAACTGTAGCAACTGAAGAAACATCTGTTGTTGTGTTTAAAAATTCTAAAGCTGTTCCTCCACTATTAACTGATAATATTTTACTAGCTCCTAAAGCTGGAAAGGTTAAGTCATAATTTGTAGTTGTTGTTTTAGGTGCTCTAGGAGAAAACTTTAGATCTCTAGTATTCTGCTGAACCATAGTTGTTAATTTATCTAGTTCAGTATTTAATGAATCTACTTGGAATGCTCCTGCTGTTGGAAAGTCAGTCGATCTTTCAATCGACATATCCCTGTAAATAGTAATCTTATCATTAAGGGTAGCACCTGGACTCCCTAGGGTAATTGATCCACCTCCAGTAACTCCAGCTCCTGTAACAGAATAATAGGAAGCATTTGATGGAGATGCAGCGTAGGTTAGTAATGTTGTACCATTATAAACTTTTAGATCTGCATTAGCAAAGAACTCAAAGTTTACAGTAAAAGAAGTTTGACTACCAGTTGCAGTGTACTGTAATCGAGGTTCCGTATTGGAAATAGTTATAGCCATATTATCTTAATCCTTTTTCAATATCATCAAAAAGAAAGTCTAAGTAGAATATATTTTGTAGAGGAATTAATCTACGCACATTACGGGCTGTCCAGTGATTATAGTTGCCTGATCCTACGTCATAAAAGATATCGAATATATTTGCAATCTGACTTCCAGTTGGACCAAATACATTTCCTACTTTGGATTTCATACTGTTAGAGTATGGTCGATTAGCTCCAACAAATGGTCTTATACCGATTCTATTATCCGATAAGGATTCAATAGCTCTATTAATATCAACATAAATTCCACCAAGTCCTGATCTGTCAAATGCTGCCAATATTTTTTCAGCTATAGGTTTTTTACCCCAGTCTTTTTGGAATCTAGTATAAGTATAGAGAGCATCGATCATCATTCCAGATCCCATAAGCAATATAATACCAGCCATAAAATCTTCATCCATTTCTTGTAAGCCTCTCATCAACATTCGATGGTGAGCTGCCATTACAAACTTTTTGAATTGGGCTATAGTGGAACCTAATTCAGTGCTCATCCATAAAGGAGTGTCCCCTAGTTCTGGTGTAACAATTGTTCTATTAACTTCCATGTTCATTGCAGCTCTGTAATGCTTAACAGCTACAGCGTCATCCCAAAGATCAGTTTGAGCTATAAGAATATGTTTACCTCTAGTTCCATACTTTTCATACTGAGCTACTATTCTAGCAGCCATTGCTTCATCAATACCAGACGAGGCTAAAGTAGTTTTCCATTTAGTGGATAAAGTTCCTTTACCCCATTTGATAGAATCTTCCAGTAGTCTAGAACCTGTCACTGTTCCACCAAAAGTTTTCATAAACTCTGTCCATCTAGACATTAAGTTTACATACATAAAATTAAAATGAGATGCCTTGCCTACCATTGATTCAGTCATTGAAGTGATAGCGTACATATCTTTAATATCAGAAAAGAGCATAGCTCTATGTCCTGTAATCATATCCAGTGCTTCGGCAGCAGCTTGAGTTTCATGTTTACCCATCATTAATATTCTGCCATTAAGTCCTTCGGAATAAGCTTCCATTAATTGTGGGAAAGCTCTACGCCAACCAGATACATGAATGTTTCTGGCAAGATCAGGTACTGCAGCAAAGAATCCTGTTAACATAGTTAAGGCATTATAGTGTTTAAACATTCTCATACCTCTACTCCACCAACGAGTGGGATCTCCAGGCAATCCATAAGTTCCTCTGATCATTTCAACCATAGCTTCTAAATCACCAAGTGTTTGATTTTTTTCTTTTATAAGTTTGCTTGAAAGAGTGGTGTCTTTGAGTATTGCTTCATCTAACAATCTTCTAATATCTAAATCTAAAGCTAGTTTATTTATTCTATTTTCATATTGAGCTAAAGATTCTCCCGTTAATCTTAAATTTTTCCAATGAGATAACTCATGATAATAAATAAAATCTTCCCATTCTTTAACAGTTTTGAATTGATTAGCAGGAAGTGGATCTACACCAGGAACTTTTGGTTTAGTCCAAGGTTTATTAACAAATCCTGATCTAATTGCAGCTTTGTTAATAAAAACAGTTCCTCCTCCTGAGGCATTTTTAGTAAACCAAGCTAATTTAGTTGTTCCAGAAGGCATCTTAGTTACTATTTTAACCATTGGTGCCATTAATTTTCTTATTCGGGTAGCATACTCAGTTCTAATCTGTATTAAGCCATCCATCCAACCAGCTTCACCTGAAGAAGTCCTCCAACCAAGAGCATTAGCATCTCCATATCTTTTTGCTAAGACAATATCAGCAGACAGTTGCCTGTAATATGATTTTAATAAGTAAAACATATCGCTAACAATAAATCCGTTATCAATAAGCTTTGCTTGAGTTATTTCATCGGGTGCAATTTCTCTGATTCTGGAAGATCTAGCAAATGTAGGTCTATTGAATGCAAATCTCTCTGCTTCACTAGCTAAAGCTTTTTCCATTCTTACAAATGGGAAACTATGAGTAAGATCTTCAACAATTTCATCTAAACGGGTTAATAATCCATGTTTATTATTCCGCACGAAGTCATCTTTAAGCAATTGTTTAAATAATGCTCTATTTTTTTCTATTGCAGACCTGATATAGATCAGAGGTATGAAATTTTTAACACCAGTACCTGCTTCAGCAGATCTTACAGCATCTTCAAGTTTGTTAATTCTATTTTTGATTCTATTAATGTGCCAAACAACAGTTTCGTCTTGTCCTGATATTAAGGTAGCTTTTTGAGCTTTAAAAATTGATTCTGTTTCACCTTTTCTTACCATTTTATGTAAAACAGATTTCCAAAAGGTTAATTCTCTTTCAAGAGGATCTAATCTTAATCTATATTTAGTAATTAATTCTAAAAATGGTCCAAAAAGTTTCTCTTGAGTAACTCTAGCTGCTTCTCCCACCTCTTGAATGTCATGTCTAAGATTATTAAGTCTAGCTCTTGTTACTTCAGTAGCAAATTCTGATAAAGACATAACATTTTTATTCATTTTGTTAGTAAAACTCAATCCTGCTTCACTCATAGGAACTCTTTGCTTTAATCTGAATAAATATTTAGAATATAAATCTCTAATTGCCTTATGAGCTTCAACTGGTTCTCTTTCCATCAGTTTTCTTTCTATTTCTGCTGACATAGTAGAGGCTTTATGTTCAAATTCTGCTAAATTTTTCTTTTGAAGTAAGGGTGTATTAAAAAGTTCTGTAACCATCTGTCTAGCTTTCAGAGAGGTAGCTTTAAGCACTCTAAAAACTGGAGTCCAAGGTCCATCTTCACCAAAAACACCTAAATAAGTTTTAACAATTTCTTCTGATCTTTTTTCAGCATTATAACTAATATGTTTAGGAGCATCAGGGTTAGCTCTAGATCCTGCAGTAGAAGGTGGAGTAACTTTATTAGGATCAATTAGTTTACCTTCTTCAAATCCTTTTTCAGTAAGAAGTGCTTCAGGAGAATGAAAAGTTTCATCTGCTTTTTTAAAGGTAGCTTTAGCAGCAGGAGGAATACGACTTTTAAACTTGTTAATAATTGCAGGTAATCCATAACCCAAACCTATAGTCCAGGGGACAAATTCATCTTCCCTGGCAGGATCTAACCATTGTTTAGCAACTTCTTCAACAGTAACAGCAGTACCAAACTTGGCTGCAGTAAACATTCCTCTGCCTAACTTAGTAAACAATAGTAAAGATGTTGGATCTGTTAAGAATCCTGTTACTCTACCTAACCAATAGTAAGGAGATCTATAATCTGATTGCATATGTTCTCTTAAACGATCAGAAATATATGAAGACTCGCTAGAAGATCTTGAGGTAATGAACGCAGTCATATCATTTTGAAACATATATAAATTAGGATCTTCAAAAACATTATATCCTGGTTCAGCTTCAAAAGGACCAGCCATAGCTCTTTTGATTCCACTAGCAGCAAGATTCTCATCTCTATATCCTGCTTTATAATCTACAATAGGATCAAATATAATTTGAGTCCCTAGATCTCTCATTCTAAGATCGTGAGTTGTAAGATCTTTTTGTTCTACAGATGCTGTAGTAAAAATTCCCATTATTTATTTGCGTCCTTAAGAAATTCAAATCTATCCATTGCCATGTCATATCCTTCTTTGATGTAATATTTAAGAATAGGATTGGTTCCCCAGTGTTCGTTAAACTTATCAACTCCCATTTCCCATTCTGTCATTGCAGTTAAAATGGGAATCATGATGTTTGGATCATGTAAGTTAATATTATAATCTCCAGCAATTCCTGTTTTCTTTGCAATGAATGCAACATATTCTTCTATATTTTCCCCAGCATGGTTTTTAATAAGGTCATGTAAAGAAGGGTTATCTCCGTATTTTGGTTCAATACCATGATTGAAATTACCTGTCAGTGAAGATTTGTTATAAAACAAAATCA